CTGCCGCTTTCCGCTGTGGGGCGACGACGAACGCCCGACGCACCGCTATTGCGGGGCGGCGCAGGCGCAACGGGCCGATGGCGTGCCCTGCGCCTATTGCCCGGCGCATGCGGCGCGCTGCTTCACGGTGTCTGGCCCGCCCGCATCGGTGCCGGGCGTCGTGCGCCGGACCTTCGCCTGGGGTGGGGTGTCGGCATGAGCAAGCCGCGCCTGGCGCCGCCGCCGCCCGCGCTGGGCGCTGTCGATCTGTCTGAGGAGGCCGCGGCGCTGGTTGCGTCGGTGGCGCAGCAGCTGCGGGCCGTGGTGCGGCACCGCACGCTGTCCCCGGCGCAGCAGGTGCAGGCGCTGCTGCTGGTCGCGGCGAACATCGCATCGGCCGTGCCGTCCGACCAGTTGGCGCAGGCCTGCGACTTCTACTGCACCGACGCGGCGCTGCGCTGGCATCACGCGACGGAAGCTCGGCTGGCGCTGCTGGGCATGGTGCCGGCCGGGTCGGCATGATGTGCGCCGTGCAGGCGTTGCCCGGCCCGGCCATCGACGCCGCCCGGCAATGGTGGGATGAGCGCTTTCCGCTGCCGCGGCGCGGCACGCCCGAGGGCGACGCGCCAGCATGGTCCTTCGCCAATACCTGCGCGGGATTTGACGATGCCGCCATGGCGCGGTGCCTGGTGGCGATGGGGCTGCGGCGCGTTGCCGTTGTCAGCCGTGGCCAGGTGGCGTGGTGGCCGCCGGACTACCACCGGGCCGGCCTGCACGCGGATCGGCCTGCGCTGGCGCGCGTGAACCGTTTCATCCGGGACAGCCGCGTCTTCGTCATGCGCGCCGGGGCGCCTGGTGGCGTGATTCCGGCGCCGGACCTGCTGCTGCTGGTGGATGTGGATGCCGGCGACGGCGCCTGGCGGACCTGTTCGGGCGGTGCGGTCGGGGAGGACTGGATCGGCCTGGGTGCGTTCTGCTGGCGCCTGTCGCGCGGCCAGGCAGCCGCGCGCATCGCGCGCGTCTGCGGGTATCGGAGGCTGCCCCGTGTCGGCGACCTCCGATGACGATGACGCCTTCTCGGCTGCCGAGGCATCGGCCGTGGCGCAGTTCCAGGTGGTGCGGGGCGGGCGTGCTGCGCGCGCGGGTGCTTCGGGCAGCCAGGGCGCGCCGCCCATCTGGGTGCAGTCCGGCGCGTGGGATGAGCAGTCGATCCCGCCGCGCGCATGGCTCGCGCGCGGGCATCTGCTGCGGGGCAGCGTGACCGTGCTGGCGGGCGTTGGGTCGGCCGGCAAGTCCAGTCTGTGCGTGGGGTATTCCGTGGCGCTGGCGCTGGGCGTGCGGTTCGGCCGCTTCGACCCGGCGGGCGTCCCGGAAGGCGAGAGCATGGGCGCGCCGCGCCGCAAGGTGCTGCTCTACAACGTCGAGGACGACGACGACGAGCAGCGGCGCCGGCTGTCGGCCGCGCTGCGCCAGTTCGGCGCCAACCCGTCCGACCTCGTGGGCCGCGTCCTGCGCTGCGGGCCGGCCGCGATCGGCACCTTGCTCGAGCGCGACGCCTATTCCGGGGCAGTCGGATTCACCGAGGCCTGGCACGCGATGGAAGCCCTGCTGGTGCAGGAAAAGCCGGACCTGGTGGTGCTCGACCCGCTGGTCGAGCTGCACACGGCCGAGGAGAACGACAACACCGCCCTGCGTGCCGTGATCGCGCATCTGCGTGGCATCGCGAAGCGGCATGCCTGTGCGGTGCTGCTTGTGCATCACACGCGCAAGGGCGCCGAGGCCGGCGACATGGACGGCATCCGCGGCGCCGGCAGCATCGTGGGCGCCGCGCGCGTGGCGCTGACCTGCGCGCCGATGTCCAAGGACGAAGCCGAGCAGTTGGGCATTCCGGCGGACCTGCGCCGCCGCTTCTTCCGCGTGGACAACGCCAAGGCCAACTATTCCGCTGCGGGCGAGGCCGCGTGGCATGAGCTGGCGGAATACGAGCTGGACAATGGCGACCTGGTCGCTGCCGCTGTGCCGTGGTCCCCGCGCGAGGGCATGGGCGGTGGGTCGAACGGCGTCGCGGCCGAGGCGCTTGCGCTGCTCGAGGCCGAGGTTGCGCGCGGCACGCCTGCCGGCCCCTACAGCCCGCGGCTGCATCCCGATGAATTGCGCTCGGTGGCGTCGGTCATGGCGCGCCTTGGGATCGAAAAGCCGGTGGCGCAGCGCACGGCCCTGCGCTGGCTGATGGGCCGCGGCTTCACCGTGCACCAGTACCGCGATGGCCAGCGCCGCCCGCGCAAGGGTCTTCGCGCGCCCGATGGAGGTCCCGATGCCCGCTGGTTCGATGGCGCCGATGCCTGACGCCCCGGAGTCTCGCCCCGAAGATTGGCCCGTCCAGGTTCGGGGCGAGGCAGGTGCCGACCGCCCCGAAACCGCCCCGAAATCCGCCCCGAAGATGGGTGAAAACGCCCCGAAAATGGGTGCCCCGAAGCCTCGCGCGCGCGCGCGCCCCCCCTACGGGGGGGGAGAAACTTCGGGGCGCCCCGAAGATTGGGGCGCCCCAGAAGGGGCACCCCAACTTCGGGGCGGGTCTTCGGGGCGGGTGCGTCAGATCGTGCTGCAGGACCAGCCTGAGCCCTACTGCATGACCGACAGCCAGGCGCGGCAGGCTGTTGAGGTGGCGCACGCCGCACGTATCGCGCGGCAGGCAGGGCGCATGGCTCAGGACTGCGGCAAGCACCTCGATTCACACCCGGAGGTCGTGCGCTTCCGCCCGCTGCAGCGCGATCCGCTCGTTGCCTTGCTGAGCGATGGCATGCTGCAGCGCCACCAATTGTCGGCCGGGCATGAGATTGCGCGGGTGTATGCCGCCTGGACCTCTGGCGTTGGCGCGCGCGTTTCTGCGGCCTACGGAGAGCGCATGGATCGCGGCGCCGAGCCCGACCTGCCTGAGGCGCTGCGCATCGCGAGCGTGAACCGGTACAGGCCGTGGCGGGTATGGGCTGGCGCGATAGGCGTGAATGGTCGCCGCTCGCTGGCCGACCTGACGCTGCTGGTGTGCGTGGACGGCCTCGGCCCGCGCCAGGTCGCCGGAGCATTGGGCATGGACCAGCGCACCGTGATCCGGCGCCTGCAAGACAGCCTGCACTGGTACGCGCGGAATGCCGGTTGGCTGAGCGAACGACAGGCTTGACCGTCACCACGTTTCGAGTGCACAAAGGCGCATCATCGCGAGCCTTGCCCGGTCCGAGCCCTCGGCCGGGCGCTTTCATTTCCAGCCCCCAAGGCTAGAGCCAAGGCTGCGATTCGCTAGGGCTTGTGCCCGCTAGGCCTAGAGTTGCGCGGCCTTTTGCACAAGCGCTTGTGCCTCTCGGGTCCTTCCCGGCGCCCGGATTATACGGGCGGGCTGCGCGCCCGGGTTCGCTAGTCCGGCGGTTGCGAATTGGGGTTACGGTCATGACAGTCGTGACGGTCGGTGACGACGGTGGCCAGCCGTCGGGCGTGACCTTTGCGGCCTTTGCTGCGCTGATCGGCAAGTCCCGGCCTTACGTATCAAAGCTGGTCGCGCTGGGGCGCATTCGGGAGCCCGCGCTCACGGCGGACCGGAAGATCATCCCGGACTTGGCGCGTCAGCAGATTGCCGAGATGGCTGACCCAGCCCGAGCGAAAGCCGGCCAGGCCACCGGAGATGCCGACGGCACCTATGCCAGCAATCGGGCGCGGCTCGCGGCAGCGCAGGCCGAGCGCGCCGAGATGGAAGTCCAGGAGCGCCGCGGCGAGCTGCTGCCGCGCGGCGCGATCGTCGAGACCTTCGGCCCTCTGCTTCGCAAGTTGCGCGACGACATCCTGAACGTGCCCCGCGACGTGCTGGCCGATCCCGACCAGGCCGACCAGTGCGAAACCGCCCTTGCCGCCGTGCTCGAGCGCACGGCTTCGGAGATCCTGAGCCATGGAGCCGCAGCGCCTGCCGCATGATGGCAGCGCCTGGCTCGCGCGGCTGTTCGCGCATGGCATCCGGCCCGACGCGAAGCGTGGCCTGCACGAATGGGCCGAGGCCGAGCGCATCGTGGCCGAAGGCGGCTACCAGGGCCCGTGGCGCCATCGCCTGACGCCCTACCTGGTCGAGCCGATGCTGTACGCCGGCCTGAACTGCAAGACGCCGCGCGTGTCCATCTGCGGCGGCGCGCAGATCGGCAAGACGCAGGTGGGCGTGAACCTGGCCGGCCAAGTGCTGAGCGAGACGCCCGCGCAGATCATGGTCATGCTGCCCAGCCTGACCACGCTGCGCGCCTACAACCGCGACAAGCTGGACCGCATGATCCAGGCCACGCCGGCCCTGCAGCGCGCGGTGGCCGACGTGACCGAGAGGTCGGGCAGCGAATCCACCGTCGCGGTGAAGCGCGGCGCGCGCGGCGCGCAGGTGGAACTGGTCACTGCCAGCTCCTCGAAAGACCTGCAGATGCGGTCGGTGCGGGCCGTGATCATGGAGGAGGTCAGCGAATACGCGCTCGATGTCGGGGGCCGCGGGTCGCCGATCGACCAGGGCGAGGCACGCACCCTGGCCTTCCGCAAGCGAGGGTGGAAGGTCATCAAGATTTCCACCCCCGGCATCAAGGGCGACCCGAAGCACGGCGGCTGCCACATCTCGGCCGAGGTCGAGGCCGGCAGCAACGGCCGCTTCCATGTGGTGTGCCGCCACTGCGGCGAACTGCACACGCTGGAATTCAAGAACCTGGCCTGGACCAAGGGACAGCCCGAGACAGTGCAGCACATGTGCCCGCACTGCGGCGCCGGCGCCACCGAAGCGGACAAGGCCTGGATGTCCGCGCTGGAAAACGGTGCGCGCTGGATCCACGACCATCCCGAGCGGCTGGGGCAGCACGCATCCTTCGGCGGCCTCGGCGCGGTGTATTCGCACATGCTGCCCTGGGCCGAGATTGCCCGCGCGGCGGAGGCGGCCGAGGCCGATCCCGGCAAGCTCAAGACCTTCACCCAGCAGATGCTGGGCGAAGCCTGGGACGAGGCCTTCGACCTGCCCAAGGCCGAATTGCTGCTGACGCGCCGCGATTCCTGGAAGCGCGGGCAGATACCGCCCGGCGTGCTGTTCCTGGTGGGTGCCACCGACGTGCAGGGCGACCGTCTCGAATGGGCGGTCTGGGGCTTCGACCGGCACTTCGGCCAATGGCTCGTTGACACCGGCGTCCTGCCGGGCGACCCGACGCAGCCCGATGTGTGGCGCGTGCACGATGCGCTGCTGCTGCGCCGCTGGACAGACGCCTGGGGGCGCGAGGTGGCGCCCGACGCCTGGGGCGTGGATGCGGGGTACCTGAGCTCCCAGGTCTATGGGTATGTGCGGCGCCACGCTGCGGATGCCGAGCCGGTGGTGCGCGCACTGGACGGGCGTTCGGGCTGGCGGCTGCTGCCGATCGGCACGCCAGTGGCGCGCGACGTGGACTGGAACGGCCAGAAGATCGGCCAGGTTCAGTTGTATCCGGTGGGCACCTGGGACATGAAATCCGAGCTGTCCGCCGCGCTGCGCCTGACGGAACAGGGGCCCGGGCCGGATGGCTGGCCCAAGGGCGCGCTGCGGTTCAACGAGATCGCGGACCGGGCCTGGCTGGACCAGCTGCTGGCCGAGCGCCTGGCGGTCAACCCGCGCACCGGCGCACGCGCCTGGGTGAAGGTGCAGCCGAGGAACGAGGCCTGGGACATCGCGGTCTATGCCCGTGCGCAGGCGCGGCACCTGACGGCGCAGTTCACCGAGGCCACCTGGGATGCCCTGGCGGCGCGCCGGCAGGGCCCGCCCGAGGACGTGCAGCAGGACATGGCTGTGCTGTGGTCGCCGGACCTGCGGGCGAAGGTGCAGGCCGCCGCACCGCTGCGGCCCGCGCCCGTGACGGCGCCGCGCCGGCCCGAGCGCCCGGCATGGTTCGAACCGCGGCGCAACTGGTTCTGAGGAGGATGGCATGGCGCTGACCCAGGCGGACGAAGACGCCATCCTGGCCGCGATCGCGCGCGGCGAGCAGAAGGTGCGCTTTTCGGATGGGCGCGAGGTCACGTACCGCAGCGTGACCGAGCTGCAGCAGGCGCTGGCCATTGCGCGCAGCGAGCGCAGCGTGCCGATGAACCGCACCACGCTGGCTTCCTTCCGGCGCGACTGACATGCCCATGCTCGAGCGGTTCCTGGCGGGGCTGGCGCCCGAATGGGCGCTGAAGCGTGCGCGCGCGAAGATCGCATGGCGGAACCTGCAGGCCATGTACGAGGGCGCGGCGAACACCCGCCGCACGCGGGGCTGGCGGGCAGACCGGCGGGGCCCGAACAGTGAGGTGCGCACGTCGCTGAAGATGCTGCGCGACAGGTCGCGCGACCTGGTCCGCAACAACCCTTTCGCTGCCGCTGGCCTGGACCTGGTCGTTTCCTACCAGGTCGGCGCGGGCATCATGCCGCGCGCCGACACCGGCGACGTGGCGCTGAACGACCAGGTGGACAGCCTGTGGTCAGCCTGGGCCGATCGCGCCGACCTGTCCGGGCGCACGGACATCTATGGGCTGCAGGCGCTGCTGGCGCGATCCCGCGGAGAATCCGGCGAGGCCCTGGCCCATCTGGTGCCGCTGTCCGGCGCCGAGGCGCGCCGACGCGGGACCCCGGTGCCCCTGGCGATCCAGGTGATCGAGGCGGACCACCTGGACGAGACGTATGACGGCGGCCAGCGCGGCGCGTCGCCGTTCATCCGCCAGGGCATCGAGTTCGACGCGCAGGCGATGCGCCCGGTGGCCTACCACCTGCACCTGCAGCATCCGGGCGAGCTCGATGCGTTCTATGGCCCGCGCGACCTGGTCAGCCGCGAGCGCATCCCGGCCGAGCGCATGCTGCACCTGTTCCGCCAGGACCGGCCGAACCAGATCCGGGGCGTGCCGGACCTGGCGCCGGTGATGACCCGCCTGCGCAGCCTGGACGAGCTTGAGGACGCCGCGCTGGAACAGGCCAAGGTGCAGGCCTGCCTGGCCGCGCTGGTGATCAGCCAGGCGCCGGGCGCGCGCGGCCCGCTGGAAGGCAGCGCCGCCGCCGACGCAGAGCCGGGCGAGGATGGCCACAAGACGCTCTACCCCGGCATGTTCGAGCGCCTGCTGCCGGGCGAGGACGTGAAGTTCCTGCAGCCCAGCGGCGCCGGCGGTTTCTCGGACCTTGCGCGGCACCAGCTGCACGCCGTCGCCGCCGGCTGGGGGCTGACCTACGACCTGCTGACCGGCGACCTGTCCGGCGCAAACTACAGCAGCCTGCGCGCCGGCCGGCTGGCCTTCAAGAGACGGCTCGAGCGGTTGCAGTGGCATGTCCTGGTCCCTGGCATGTGCGCCCCGATCTGGCGCGCCTTCATCGACGCTGCGCTGCTGGTCGGCGCGCTGCCGCCTCGGCAGGGCGGCTACCCGGTCAACTGGTCCCCGCCGGTGTTCGAGATGGTGGACCCGCTGAAGGATGCGCTGGCGGTGCAGAAGCAGATGCGCCTAGGGCTGCTGACCTTCGGGCAGGCCGTGGGGCAGATGGGATACGAGCCGCGCCGGCAGGCCAAGGAATTGGCCGAATGGAACGAGGTGCTGGACGATGCCGGCCTGATCCTGGACGGCGACCCGCGCCGCACCGCCGGCAGCGGCGGCGCGCAGGACACGCGGGTGAACAGCGCCATCGAGATCGCGGCGACCGGCGCGGCCACCGACGAGCCAGCCGCACCGGCGGCTGCGATGGCGGAGACGGTGCCGCTGGTGCTGAACCTGCACGTCGATGCGCGCAGCCCGTCGGCGCAGCGCCGCGTCGAGGTGAAGCGCAACCCTGACGGCTCCCTTTCGGGCCATGTGACCGAGGAACCCGCGGCATGAGCAAGGGCAACACGACCGAGGCGCAGATCGTCGCCTTCGTCTTCCGAGGCACGGCGGTGCCCTGGTCCGGCAACGGCAACTTCTACGTCGCCCTGCACACCGCGGACCCGGGCGAGGCCGGCGACCAGACGGCCAGCGAGGCGGCGTACACCGGCTACGCCCGCGTGGCCGTGTCGCGCGATGCGTCCGGCTGGGCGCTGTCCGGCAACCAGGCCACGAACGCGGCCGAGATCACCTTCCCGGAATGCACGGGCGGGCCCGAGACGCTGACGCATTTCTCCATCGGGCTTGCTGCCAGCGGCGCGTCCCAGATCATCTACAAGGGGGCGCTGAACGCCAGCCTGGCCATCGCCAACCTGATCACGCCGCGCTTCCCGATCGGCACGCTGGTGACGACGGAGGACTGAACATGGACGCCAGCATGGCCCTGATGCCGCCGCGCGCCGCGGCCTGCCCCGTGCGGGGGGCACAATGACGGCCACCTTCACCCAGGTGCCGCCGGACAGCACCGGCGACAAGCTGATGATGCGCAGCTACACGCGCGGCGCCGACGTGGTGCATTCGCAGGGCGTGTATTTCGACGGCCTGCCGTCCTATGGGCTGCTGTGCGAGGGCACGACGCTGGCGGCCAACGCCTACCACATGTACCTGCGCAACGATTCCGGCAGCAACCAGGCGCTGTATCTTCTGGGGCTGTACGTCATCAACCTCCAGACCAGCACGGTGACAGGCGGCGCGGCCCGCTTCGACCTCCGGCGCGTGACAGGCACGCCAACGCTGACCGCGGTGACGCCCTTCGCGTTCAACACGGCCGACCCCGCCCTGGCGGCGGTGACCGCGGGCCGCGCCGTGACCGCGGGGCTGACCGATGGGCAGATCATGCGGCCGATCGTGATCTCGACAGACGAGCATTCGGCGGCGGCCGGCAACGTCCAGCAGCTGGTGGATACGGTGAACCATCTGGGCATGGCGCATCCGAACATGCGGCCCAAGGCGCTGCGGCCTGGCGAGGCCTTCGCCCTGAAGCAGGTCACGTCGGTCACCGCGGGCGCCATCGCGGTGCTGGCGACCTTCGCGGTCGAGCCCGACTGAACCATGCCGCTCGCGTCGTGGTTCACCGGCCAGTGGTACGGCCCGGCTGCGGCTGCCGCCGTGGTGCCGGCGGGCGCGACGCTGGCCGGCGGCATCCTTGCCGTGGCGCGCGCCGAGGGCAGCGCGGCCGGCGCCACGCAGATCACCGACGCGGACGCGACGCGCCTGGTCGGGCAGGGCGGGGCGTCTGCCGGGCTCTCCGCGGCCGAGGCAGCCGTCCTGGCGCGGGCGCGAATCACGGCCACGCTGTCCATCGGGTCGCGACCTTCGGCGGACGACATCGCGCAAGCGGTGTGGAACACCTTCCCGGTCGAGGCCGCCTTCTCGGCGGGTGACGTGATGCGGATCATGTTCGCCGCGCTCGCCGGCAAGGTCTCGGGCGCCGGTGGCACCACCATCACCATCCGTGCGGCGACCGACACGCAGGACCGCATCGTGGCGACGGTGGACAGCAACGGAAACCGCACGGCGGTCACGCTCGACGGGAGCCCATAGGCCGTGTTCGCGCCGCGCTACTTCGCGGAGCGATACTTCGCCGGCCGGTACTTCGCGCAAGGCGCGCTGGCCGGTGGCGCTTCCTTCGCGGATCTGGCGGGGGTTGCTGCCGGTGCGGCTTCTTGCGCTGCGGGGCTGGTGGCGCGCGCCGCGCTTGCGGGCCGGGCGGATGGCGGTGCGGCCGCGGTGGCCACGCTGGCCGCGGTGGTGCCCATGGCCGGCAGCGCGGCCGGAACGTCCACCGCTTCCGGCGGGCTGACGGCAGACGCGCCGGGCGTCGCGGTCCCTGGTGGCGGGCGGCGTGTGCTGTACCGGCGCCGGCGCGTGTTCCGCGACCTGGGTGGCGTGTCGCGCGGCAGCGCAACATGCGGCGGCGCGCTTGTGGGCACGCGGCGGCAGGCGGCGGTCGTGCATGTGCACGTGCCGCGCGTCCTGCGCTTCGCCGACGCGGCCGGGGTTGCCGCCTGTGCATCGGCCGCGGGCGCGGCGCTGTCGGCAAGCATTGCGGCCACCGGCGCGGCGCGCGGCCGGGCCGCCGCGGCCGGGGCGGCCGAGATGGATGATGCGGCCGAGGCCGTGGCGCTGATGCTTCTGGCGGCCTGAGCCGCAACGCAAGGAGACCACCGCATGAAGGGCGTGCAGATGCGCGCGGCCGGCGAAGGCGCCGTGCTGACGCTGATGGGCGATGTCGGCTACGACATCACGCCCAAGGGCGTGGCCGATGCCCTGAAGGCCGCCGGCAAGGGCCCGCTGACCGTGTCCCTGCATTCCTACGGCGGCGACGCCCTGGCGGGCGTGGCCATCCACAACATGCTGGCCCGCCACCCGGGCGCCAAGACCGTGATCGTCGAGGGCGTGGCCGCGTCGGCCGCCAGCCTGGTGGCGATGGCCGGCGACCGGATCGTGATGCCGTCCAATGCGCTGATGATGATCCATGAGGCCTGGGGCTGGGCCACGGGCGACAGCGACGACATGCGCAAGCAGGCCGAGCTGCTGGACCAGGTCTCGGCCGCGTACCGCCGCACCTATGCCGCGCGCACCGGCCAGCAGGAGGACCAGGTGGCCGCGCTGATGGCGGCCGAGACCTGGTTCACCGCCGAGGATGCGGTGGCGCAGGGCTTCGCGACCGAGACGGCCGAGCCTGTCGAGGTGCGCGCCATGGCCGTTCCGGCCGATCGCTTTTCCCGGGCACCGGCGGCGCTGGCCGCCTTCGCCCACAACCCGCCGGCTTCGCCGGTACTCGAGGAGGTCCGCATGTCGGAACCCGTTCCCCAGGCCGGCGGACAGCCCCCGGCCGCCGCGCAGCCGCCGGTGGCGGATGCCCCCGTGCCCGCGACGCTGGCGCAGGTGCGTGAGGTCGCGACCCGCGCCGGCCTGCCGGCCGACTGGGTGCTGGCGCAGGTGGAAGCGGCCGCGCCGCTGGAGGCGGTGCGCGATGCCGCGATCGACGCGATCGCGGTGCAGGCGCAGGCCAGGCCGGTGTGGCCCGTCGCGACCGTGGGGGCCAGCTACGACGACCCCGCCCGCGTGCTGAACGCGCTGGGCACGGCCATCGCGGTGCGGCACATGCCCGCCGTGGCGGCGCGCGCCGACAGCGACCACTGGAAGAAGTACGCCGGCCTCAAGCCCAGCGACATGCTGCTGGCGATGGCCGAGTCGCGCGGGCAGCGCGTGTCCTTCCGCGACCGCGACCGGATCGTGCAGGCGGCGTTCCACACCAGCAGCGACTTCCCGCTGCTGCTCGAGAATGCGGGCAACAAGATGCTCGAAGCGGGGTATGCCGCCGCCACGCCGACCTACCGCACCTTCTTCGCGCAGCGGTCCTTCAACGACTTCAAGGCGCACAGCTTCCTGACCGCCGGCGACTTCCCGGCGCTGGCCGTGCTGGCCGAGGGCGGCGAGATCACCGCCGGGACCATCAGCGAGAAGCGGGAGCGCATCACGCCGGCCACCTACGCCCGGCAGGTGCGCGTCACCCGG